GTTACCGCTTGTGTCATATTTAGCCTCAAGCGGCTTACCCTGAAATGTTTGTTCAGTTGGTATTGTGTAACCTTGAACTTGTCTGCCGCCACCCATTCCTAATGCTGGAGAAAGATCTGCATATTGTGAATATTCTGGTGCAATTTGTTCAGATGCTGGAGTAAAACCTCCTAATCCTCTATTTACTTGCGGAACTGTAGTTGTGTTTAATTGAGTGGCGAGATTTTGCAATGATGCAGGGTCTAACGCTTGACCTAATGATGGAAGTGGCTCTGGTGGAGCATAAGGATTTTCTGCCAAATACTTCATTTGAAACTGACCATAAAACTCAGGCAAACCAGTATTAGGATTTGTTGTTCCAGCGCCGCCTTTTGACTTTAACAATGCCGCTTCTTGTGGATTAATATGGGCAAGCATAGTGTCGCCATAACGACCCTTTGATGCTAAATTTGCATATGGATTATTAAAAAGACTTTGCATTTTTTATTCCTTTAAACAGTTCCATTTGCTATGACATTACCAATCACAGTCAAATTACCAGAGGCATCAATCTTTGCTATAGGGGTTGATATATTGTAGATATACAGCACATTCGATGCTTCAACAAAAGAGAAGTTTGTAAATGTTCCATCTGCCTTTGAAGCAATGGCTGTTTGGATATTTGTAAATTCTGTATCAATCTCAGTTCCCTTGACAACCTTAGAAGCATTGCCAGAAGCAAGGGCATCTTTTGATGCAAAGTTGGTGGTTTTTGTGTAATTAGCCATATTTATTCCTTAACCAAGTTTTCCATTTTTAGCCTGAATCTCAATCTTCTGAATACTCACAGCAGCACCATTTATATCAATTTCATACGCTGTTTGCACAACTTTGCCAAATCCTGATGCTTGACCTACCAAAGTCCCAATCTGGATGCCTGATGAATAGTACGCCACAGGAATTCCATTTGCACCATATTCAGCAATTCCATATTCTGCTACTGTAGATATAGGAATAGTTGCTTGTGTTGCGTAATATTGTGCAGAAAAGTCATACGACCATTTAATAGTAATTATTTGGTTAGTTCCACCAATTACCACCACAGAAATCTTCTTCAATATAGATGTAATATTTTGATCGCCAAGATCAGCATAATTGGTGTAATACTGAAAGCGATAGGTAGAAGCATGGTCAAGATAAGTTTCATACTTACCAATATACCCATTCTTACCAATCAACAAGTCACCATTTCTGCGAGCCAACAATGCAGTTGGTTCAATGCTATCCCAAGTCGTTACCCTAGCTGAACCATCTTGCAACTGCGCCTTTGTATCAAATACATAGACTTGTTTTGCAACAGGAAGCGTTAAAAGGTAAAACGCATTGACTTCAGAATAAACAGCTTTGATGTTAGATTTTGTTTCACCAGATACATAACCCATCAAATCATTACGCACATTTTTAGATAAATCACGCAAAGGTGCTGATTTCTCTTGAATGGTACGCATCAGACTACGAACACCAGAGTTAGACAAGAAAACAATGTCTGACCCCGTTGAAATTATGGTATCTCTTGCTAAACAACCAATATTGCCTATAGTGTCAGACAAAGACATTGTGGAAGGAGTTGTTGCTCCTTGATAGACCAATATCTGACGACTACCAAAGATAATTAAGAAATTGTTGTGTGCGCCAAGTCCTACGATTTGATCCGAACCATTAGGCCAAACCCGTGAAACATCCAAAGTACCTGAAGTCCCACCTGTCCAATTATGACCAGTAAGTAAGTCAGAAAAACTAATTGTTACATTGTCTGAAGTTGTTTCTGCCACCCATAAACGACCAAAGGCAGATATAGCAATGTTTGCCAAAGGCACTGTACCTGTGTAACCAGTCTTTTCAGAGACTCTGCGAAATGTGGTTGTGCTTACAGCAGGATCGTAAATTAATGGATCAAATCCTGATTGAAAAAAATATGTAATTCCATTTAAAGATGCACATTGCCAATTGCTTGCCGTAATAGTAGGAGCAGTACCACCCCCACCATAGGTCAACTCTGTAACTGTATTTGTAGAACTGAGTTTAAATAACTTGTTGTTGCCAGCAAACAATACAGTCAATGTTCCATCAAGCTGCACAAGTTCATGGATGACCTTTACATCATTTGCGCCAAGATTGCCACTTGAAGAATTAACTCTTGAGTAACCTTTGCGAGCGCCAATACGTCCATATTGGTCAATCACGCAATTGGTGGCAATCGAAGCATATCCCGCCTCTAATGTCAGAGGAGAGTCTTGAGTGTTTAAGCCAAAAAATCCTGGGGCCTGAACACTAAAAGTCTGCAAGTTTTGCGTCATACTGCAACAAACTCCTGATTCTCAGGATAGCGAGTGCCTTCCAAAGCAATGTAATCAGACAACATAGCTTTATATAAAATGTATGCTTCAGAGGAAGTCAAACCACCATCTTCACCACGCTCAATTAAAGCACGGGAATAAGCATTCTGAACCACTAAAACGTCAGGAACAAGCACAACAGTTGCATCTGATGCCAAGGTAGCCTGTGGTACTGTTAAAGCAAACTTGATTGTGTAAACACCATCAGGGATTGGAAAGAGATTTACTTTGGTGTCATAGCTTGCATTAACGCCATCAAAAGCAAATTCTGTAGGTATTGAGTTAACAAGTGGTGTAAAGTTTAATTTACGATTCATGTCTACAAAACTAATGTTTGTAAGGCCAACATTACTTGTGGTATTGATTACATCCATTACTTGAAACTTCTGACCAGCACCTGTCAAAGCATAAGATGATGTAGATGCTGATGTTGTAACTGTAATGGTTTGACCCAAAACATTCCAAGAAAAAGCATCTTCAATTTGACGCTTGGCATCATTAACAAACTTACCAATTAGTGTTGAGTAAGATGTTTCGGTAACAGTAGCTACTGTTGTCTGACGCAACCTTATGAGTACATCGTTTACAAGTTCTAAATAAGTCATTATCTTGTTAATCCTTCTTCTTCAATAGTAATTATTACTGAAAATGTAGATGCCGACTCAGATTGTGCTTTAAGTATGTCACCTTCTTCCATCACAAAATAAGACACACCACCCCAATCTTGTGTAGTTTTGGTAGTTAAAGCGGTTTCAAATACAAGAGAATAGGTGGCAGATGCAGAGGTATCTGTCCAAGAAAAAGAAATATGTTTTTGCGAACCAGTATTAACCGCCCGTAGCAATACCACCCTTGCGTAATACCCTTTTGGTACTGTGTAGAGGGTTGTCAGCGTGTTTGCTGTAAGGTTTGCACCAACTGATAATGCTCTCATTTCGCTTTTGCCTTGTTCCTTGCGGATATAGCTTTAGCTTTTGCCTTTGCGTCAGCCTTTGAGGTTGCACCCCATGCTTTTAGCGAAAGAAGCAGTCTTGTTGGTTCACCATTCTTGTACTCAGGGCCATCATTACCACCCATACGAGCCAAGAAACTTGCTCTGCGAGGATTATCCCCCGACTTTACTGGAGGCTTCAGATTGCCACCAGTTTCTTGATTATAAGATGATCTACCCTTGGCATTCAAGCCGCCTTTTGGATTTTGACCAGCTTTTGTTTGCCAAGTGGGAGTTTTCATCTACTTACCTTTTTTGGGCTTCTTTGCAGTCTTTGCCGCTTGTTTGAAGTCAGCCGCTGTAGGTGCAGCTTTAGACCCCACCTTATTCATCTTCTCGCCAGACCCTGCTTTGATACGAGCCTGTTTTGCATTGATGTTTGCGTATAGTCCAGCCTTCATTTCATCTTCCTCTTTGGTTTTGTCATACCAGCTTCAGATAAAGCAATGGCAACTGCCTGTTTGGGGTTCTTGACAACCTTACCCCCCTTGCCCGAATGCAAAGTACCTTCCTTGTATTCAGTCATTACCTTGCCAACCTTTTTCTGAGCCATTGTGGGCTTTTTCATAGGGTTTCTCCTTAGTACATTATCTTGGCTGTAATCGTGCCTGTGACAAAAACTGTGCAATTTGCTCGTAAATACTTTGGTGCATTTTGAACAGTAACTATGCCATTAGCGGTCAATGCAGTTCCTAAAGTTGACCAGTTTGTTCCATCAAGACTACCCTGCAATACAACAGTAGCTGATGTAATGCCTGAAACCTGTAAGAACACTGGTTGACCAGAATCAACTTGAACGGCTATTGATGCACCAGTTGCACCAACAGCGTCCAAAAGTGTAATGGGTGATGTTAAAGATGCCATTACTTACCCCTTGAAGATTTCTTCATCATGTTAGTAGCAGTTCTGCCACCACGCATAGGCATTGGCATTTTTGGCTTACCAATAGCAACCATGATTGACACAGGAATACCCTTTTTAGCGGGTGTTTTAGCAGGAGTTTTGGGTTTAGCTTTCATATCAATCCTTTGTAATTGAACCACCAGATTTCCAAGCA